TCGTACTTTCAGGAAATCATCAGGTTCCCCAAGCACGACTTCGACCATTTGCGTCTCGTCCCATTGTACAAATTCTTCGCTCATCTGTTGCCACCAGTGTCAATTAAGGATTTAATCTCAGTGATTTGAGAGGTGGTCAATACCTGCAATGCTTGTCGTGCTTTCTCATTACTATAACCATAGTAAGTCTTTACAGCTTCAAGATCGTCAAGTTTTGACTGCTTCAACCACGGAGAAAATCTCTTCCGAGGTCTCAGAGTATTTATGTAGTAGTCATACTGCATTTTTTTATCGAGATGATGAGCAAAATTCATCTCATTAGCGTGCAGAATGCAGTCCAGGTGTCCTGAGAGACAACGGTTGATCACAAAGGGTGGATAGTTTTTGTGATCGTCGGGATCCCAGATATCTTTTTTAGACTGGTTGATTGAGTACAGGTAGTCTTTAAGTTCCATCAGAGTTTGCCACCGACAACACCATCGAACACAGCTTGTTCGCCATCATAACCATCCTCTGCCCACTTCAGGTGCCAGTAGGTCATCTCAATTACAGCTTCCAGTTCCACACCAGTGATAACTGTCTTACCTGTAGGAGTAACTTCACTAATACTACTGTGCAAACCGAAGCGTGTTTTGAAGAAACGAACTTGACCTAGACGTTCTTCGCCTTCATAGTATGCCCAGTTAGTAACCCACTCAGAAGAAGGTGGAAGCTCAAAACGTTCTGACTGGTCCGAAGACAGTTCTTCCACTTTTGTTGAATCGATAGATTTGGGTTCTGCCGTTTGTGAGAGTGACAACTACTTCGTCTCCTTGAATAAGTGCGTTTTGTACATCGACCCCGAAGGTCTGGAGGACACCAGCTGAGGTGTCCACGATTTGAGCGCGACCACCTGCGGCGCGAGCGATAATGTTTCCCATCAGCGATACCACTGTTTGTTACTATTATCTATACCATAATTGACAAGCAACAATTCCTTACGCTTGTCCTGATCAGCACCATAAGTGCCTGTTGATCGCATCGTATAGGTCAGATCCCACTGCAATTTACTCCAGTTGGGATAGAGTGCTTCGACTTCAGGGGAGCTGTTGTATGTGATCATAGTCATCCCTTGGAAATCTTTGTTCAAGAAATCTGCCATACGTTGATGGTCGAAAGACTTGTGTATATCTCCTTTCTTACCATAGAGATTGTCCTTGATAAGATACGGAGGATCCAAGAAATTGAAAGCTGCTTCTTCGTCAAGAACTCTTTGATAGTCATCGTTCCTGATATCCCAGTTACGAATAAGCTGATGATAATAAGGCAGAGAGTTGATACCACTCTCATTAAAATTGTTCTGTGATGCTTGAGCAGAGAAAGAACTACTCTCACTCAGACCAGAGAAGGAGCACTTGTTACAGATGTAAAAATAGTATGCCATCTCATAGAGACTGATGTCATCAGAGTTCAAGCGTTCCTTTGCTAAAAGGAAAGCATCCTTGTGAGCTTTGATAACGTCATCTTTGTTCTCGTAGTCAGACAGCTTTGCCTTCGTCTGGAAGAGGTGCTGTGAGAGTTTCGGACCCTCATCACGCAGAATCATCCAGAAGGCATACAGAGGCGTATAGAGGTCATTGATAGTGATCTGGAGATCAGGACGTGCCTTCTGCATTGCAATCGCCATAGAACCACCGCCAATGAATGGTTCCACATAGCGGCAGTACCGCTCAGGAATGTATTCGAGCAGAATCTTGGTGGCACGACTCTTGCCGCCAGGATACCGCAATGGTGTTTTGTACTTTTTCATATCAAAGGTACCAAGAGGTTTGGTGGGAGGGTGTACTTGGTAGGATCATCAAATAAATCATACCCTATACTAGCACGGATTCCGTCATAAGGTACAGATTGAACCTTATGCATCAAATGCCCAGGTCCAAAATACTGCTGACCTTGTTTATTTCTCACCGTAAGCTTTGTGGGCATACCATCCAGTTCATAAGCATTGCTAGCGTGTTTGTTCCAATACTCCATCTGTTCCTGACTAGGTTCAACAGATGAAAATACAGTATCTGTTGGTTTATCACTAAGGTGAACAAACCCGTGTTGAGCTGCATAATAGTGACAATGCCACCCTAGAGAGTTTCTACCAAGCTCACTTGATCGATGAACATTCAACCAAGCGTGAATCCATAGAGGACCATCTGGCATATTCTCACGAACATTTTTAAACAACTGACTCCACAGACTGTGATACTCGGGGAATGGAGATGTCAGATTGATTAAATTGTATGTGTTCTTGGATAACGTGGGATCACATTCCTGACCATCTGGGGCGATAGGAGGAATCAACTGATTCCAAATCTGATAGGCAGTTCTAGTTTCTTCTAGAATTTTATGCCAATCACATTCTAAAGTGAAGAACTTCATAGGACAGGAATCGGTACCAGCTTTGTGTTAAAGAAATCATTGCGACGTTCAAAGACTGGATATGCTTGACACACTCCAAGTTCAGAGCTGCAATCAGGCATCGGTGTCCAGTTCAGGTCATCGATAATATCGTAACCAATACTAACACGGAAACCATCAAAGGGTTCTGCAGTGACCTTGTGCATAATAGGTCCAGGTCCAAGATATTGAAGTCCCTGTTTGTTAGGGATATCCAAAGCTTGCTCTTCTTGATCCAGTGGATGTTGCGAGCGATCTTCTGCTGTGTAGTACCACTCCGTGTATTTGTCAGTCTCTTTGTTGTTCTTCGGAACTACGTTTGAGAATACAGTAGTGGTAGGTTTGTCGCTAAGGTGAATGAAACCGTGATACTTGCAGTAGTAATGATTGTGCCAACCCATTGACATTTCACCCAGGTCTTCGTACCTGTGCACATTCATCCAAGCGTGGATCCACAAAGGTTTAGTTTCCAGTCCAGGATGCGAACGGATATTTTTAAACGTCTGCTGCCACAACTGAAAAAAGTTAGGCATCGTGGAAGACAGAGTAATGATGCTGTATGCATTCTTACTCATCGACATATCCCACGAGTCAGCTGTTCCGTGCATTGTTTCAGCAGCTTTGGGTTCAATGAAACTTTTCCAGAACCCATAGCACGTACGTGCCTCGGTCAGCAGACCTTTCCAATCACAGTCTACTTCGTAGAACTTGATCTCATCCAGAAGATTATTCTTATATGTCCTACGTACAATTACATCATCAGGATTCATCATTTGAACTGACACTCCACCATAATTTGAGTCATACAAGCAAGCAGATTGATCTCCTGGTCAGCAACAAAGGCGGTCTTGTACTGATACTCAGCAATGATAAGAACCAATTGCGGCACAGATTGTCCGACAAGAGATGTTGAGACAGCATCATAAACTTTACGGAGAATGACATTAGGATCATTGTCCAGGTTCTCAACAACCCACTGACGAACAGTGTTGAACTCTTTGTTCTTCAAAGCTTTGATCAGAGAGTCAACGTCCAAGTCTGCAATGTCTGCCAGAATGCCACTATCTATCTGACCACTGACGGAGTGACGCTGCAGTTCATTCAGACAACGCCGCCAGTCTGGGAAGTGCTTCTGTACCAGTTTGACTAGAACTTTATCTTCAGCAGACACACCATTCTCTTTGAGAATGTGCTTCACGCGACCAAAGAACTGTTCCATCAGCTTCATCTTCTCTTCTTTCTTGAAAGAGAAATCGAAGTTGGAACAGCGAGACTGCAGCGGTGAAATGATCTTATTCTTGTAGTTACAAGTAAAGATAAACCGACAGTTGTTTTGATACTCCTCAATGGCAGCACGAAGCTGTGACTGCACATCAGGTGTCATATTATCTGCTTCATCAATGATGACACACTTGTGCTTGCTGCCAGTTAGCGACACCGTGGACGCAAAAGTTTTAACTCTGGTGCGAACGGTATCGAGGTATCGTCCCTCATCACTACCGTTAATAACAATGGAGCTAACACCCAGCTCAGCACACAGAGCGCGAGCAATCGTCGTTTTACCCACACCAGCAGGACCCGAAAGGAGAAGGTTGGGGAACTCTCCTGCATCTACAAACTCCTGAAAGGACTTCTTCAATCCACTAGGAAGTATACAGTCCTGAACACTCTGAGGACGGTACTCCTCTACCCAAAGAAACTTACTCATAATATTTAGTGAAAATTGTGGAGGTTATGCCAAACAGTTTGCACAGACATATGCCCGTGAAAATACCCTGCTACGATGACACAGAGGGTAGCGGCAATCACACCCAGGAACATCATAACAGGGATTAGAGGGTTCTTCACGGCTCAAGGGCAATGAAATAAGTCAGATCAAATTCAGAAAACTTCCACTCAGAAATCATACGGGACGACACACTAACTTCATAAGTCTTATCACCCCAGTTGTCTGACGGCATACCAAACAACTTCAAGTTCTCCACCTTAAAATCCAGGGTATATTCGTCGTCGGCATTACCACTGACAACTTGGTCATAGGTGTTGCTGGTGTCATCTTCTTTATCCCTGGTTTGAAGAGTGACAGTATCTTGCTCGCTCCGTACAGTGAAGTCAGGCAAACCATAAACAGCGGCAGCTTTAGAAAGAGCTTTAAGATTGGCATTGCTAACTTCAAAGTTGATGTTACCACCAGGAAACTTGATCTCACGATCTGGAGCATTGCGCATCGTGATCTCAGGATTACTGAAGTAATACTTTGAGCGACGACCACGGTTGGAGTCACGGATAGTGACATAGTTTGCATTGTCAAAGATCAATACAGGATCATTGAACAAACTGATAGCAGACAGAAACTGACTCAGATCATAGATCGCAAAGTCTTGCGGGAAGGTTTCATCAACAACAGCTTTAGCAAGGATATTCTGAGCGTTGCTAATCGTCTTAATGACGTTACCTTTTTTGAAAAGAATGCTGCTATTAATAGAAGCAAAGTTTGCCAGGATCTGAATAGTCTTGGCGGAAAGTTGGACGGTGTTACTCATTGAGGATACTCTTCGCGAGGGGTGGCGTTTTTGTCGTTGAAATGCATTAGAAGAACAGCATAGTGCAGGATCTTCATTAAGTCACGCCTTGCGGTACCTTTCTTATCGTAACGGGAAGCATACTTAAGAATATTTGATCGGCAGAATGCTTCACCGTCACCGCAAGCTTCGATCAGATCCAGGGTTTGGATCTTGTCGTCACCAGACGAATAATGTTGATTGTAAGTTGAGCTGATGTAATCACGGAGTTCCGAAATAATTTTGTCTTCGTTGTACTTGTTCATAATAAGAAATCAAGGAGATTAATTTTCACTTTTGGTTTAGGCATCGCGGTATACGGTGTCGTATCGTTGATGTCTATGGAGTTACCAACTCGCTTGTGGTTGATGGGACTGTAGTAGGTGTCTGTTTTTGGGTTGTAGAATCCCCAGATACAACGAGATGGACTGTGGTCATTGTAAGTAAACCCACTGCGATATACAGTCCAAATTGATATGAGATTAGTTTTCTGGCGAACCGCCTCGTATTCATATCCATTAGGAGGTTTGTGAATAAAGGATTGTGGAATTTCCATTGTATCACGAAGCGGCGATGGTGTCATCCTCTTCGTGGATTTCAACCTTGTCATCAACCTTGGAGTACAGATCAATGAATGCTTGCTTGGTCTCGTCATCGAAACGGTTCAAACAAAGCTGGACTGCCTCAAGGCGATCGTTAAAGATACTGAATGCCTTGACAATGTGAACCAGGCGGCGGGTGCTGATCACCTCATCGATACCACCATCGTAGAAAGTCTTACGGATGATGTCTGCCCAGTCAGCAAGACGCTTACAGAATTCTTCATCAGAACACAGCTTGTTCAGGATCTTCATCTCAACAGCAGCAGCGGGATACTCCTGCTCAAAGGTCAGAGGGAATCGCTCAAGGAACGCTTCGTTGAGGACATTCGTGCCCACAAACCGACCGTCATCAGAACCCTTACCTTTCGTGTTGGCAGTAGCAACCACCGTGAAACCCTTAGCAGGAGTGACCCAGCGTCCCACTTTCTTGAGGAACACCCCCTTGCCTTCAAGGATGCTCTGAAGGCACAGAATCTTGTTAGAAGCGAGGTCAATCTCGTCAAGCAGGAGAACAGCACCCCTCTCCAGAGCATCGATAACAGGACCGTTGTGCCAAACAGTATTACCGTCAACCAACCTGAAACCACCGATAAGATCGTCTTCGTCAGTTTCGATAGTGATGTTGACACGGATAAGTTCGCGATTCAGTTGTGCACAAGCTTGCTCAACACCGAAAGTCTTGCCATTGCCAGACAGACCCGTGATGAACAGGGGATAGAAAGTCTCGGACTTCAGGACTTTCTTGATACGATTGAAGTTGCCAAAAGAAACAAAGGAAGAATCCTGTGCAGGCACAAGGTTCTGAGCAGCAACGGTTTGCTCAAACTGCTCACGTGCTTCTTGCACAGTCAGGTTCCAGGTACCACGCTTGACCTTGTACTGATCGAGTTTCTTAGTGACAGTCTGATATGAGAGACCAGCTTCACGAGCATATTTCTTGACCTCGGTAGCGGTGATATCAGAACCGAAGCGGTCGCGGAGATCAGAAACGATGGACATTGGTGTGTTGCGTTGATGTAGTTATTATAGAGGAGGGTGCCCCTGAGACCAGGGGCGAGTGGACGGTTAATCAGCTGACCATATCAGCGAAAGAGGACAGGATTTTTTTGTTGACAGACTTGTTTCCAAGAGACTTCTTGAAAGCAGACTTGATCTGAGCTTTGGTTGCAGAAGATGTAACTTCAAACTCAGTGTCAAGAGACATCGACTTGGTGCCGATCAAGTAGAAAGCATCGTAACCAAGACCTTTGCCAACAACCATAGTCTTTTCTTTCTTAAGTTGCTTACGGAACTTCTCAACGTCATCGATATTAACGTGCCAAGCAGCAGCACGAACCCAGGCAGCAACATCACGACCTTCAATGAGTCGGAAGCAAACAATGTTTGACTCAGGGAAGGAGTTCTTCACATTGTCAAGGTAGATCTTCATATTGCCAAGGTAACCTTCTTGAAAAGGTTTGTAGACCATACCACGTCTGCGATTGCGAAGTTGTGCACGATTTTCAACAGAGCGAACAACGAAACGATCGTCATCATCGAAAGCGGGACGACTGCCAGTAAAACTACCAGCTCCTGCTTCACCATCAGAGAGAACAATTACATTCAGTTTCTCGACGTTGTACTTCTTACGGAACCAAGGCATCACAGTGTGCAAAGAGTTGATGGCATCTGCGAGTGGAGTGCCACCAACTGCACACCCGATGGGATAAGACAGAGAACGAGCACCATAGAATACAGAACCCAGTTCGTAACTAGAGAAGAATGCACTAAGACGGAACAAATACTTCAGTTGATTCTCAAACTCTTTAGCAGACAAATCAGTAGTGATCACATTGACCAGACTGAAGCTGCCACCAAAACAATATGTATTCGGTTGGGTACGAAAATCCTTGTGCTCACGTGGCCATTCAGTTGTGAACAAATATGCATTGAAAGGAATCTGCACTTTCTTACAGAACCAAGCAATGTTCATCAACTGCTTGATCATATTGAAAGCAACGCCTGCAATAGAACCAGACCAGTCAACCAACGCAATCAGACCGTGGTTCTTACCATCAGGAACGATGTTGATCTTCTTAAAGATGTCATCGTTGTACTTGTAAGTATGTAGTTTTGAAGTGTCGAGAACACCAGTCTTAGCAATGGTAGAACGAGCATATGCAGCTGCAGATTTCTTGCACTCAAACTCTTTAACGAGGTAGTTTACCTCGCGAGCAGCAGACTTACGATAAGCGGCATACTCAGTATCAGCATACGAAATGTCGTGGTTGGAGTAATGTTCTTCACAGACTTTACGGAAGTCAGCATTGTCAACAACCAGATCTTCTATCTTCATCTCGGGGATTTCGATGATTGTATTCTCATCGTACTTGTGAGTGCTAGCACGATCTTCCAGAGCTTGAGAAAGATTGTCAGCGGTGGTCACAGATTCGTGGGAACCTCCACCACCTGATGAAGATTCAATCTGACCATCAGTTTCTTCTTCTCCCTCCTCGTGGTCCTCAGAGTCGCCTTTCTCGTCAGAGGAAGACTGTTGCTCAGCAGTGTCGCCCTCGCCTGTGTTAGCGCCTTCCTGAGGCGACTGAAGGGGTGCTTCAATCTTCTGCTCATCCTTTTTCTTAAGAGCTGCCATCAGACGTGCTGCTTCCACAGCATCTTCAAAAGTCTCTGCCTTCTCAACCAAGGCAACAATGTGCTGCTCTTCGATAGAAAACTCAATGTCAACAAAGTGACCGAGTTTGAAATGAAGGTTGACACGATCAGCAAGGGACATCTCATTGACATCTTCATCTTCGATGCCAAAGAAATCCATCGCGTGCAGCTGACGGTAACCTTCGTAGAAATCTTTACGGAGACCCAGGAACTTGCGCTTCATCAGTTTCTCAACGCGAGCATCCTCAGTCACATTGATGTAGTCCTTAGGTGCACCACACCCAGTCATATCACGATCGGGAGTAAACAGAGCGTGACCAACTTCGTGACCAACCAGGAGATCATAGACGCGATCACTAAGGTTCTTCCAGATAGGAAGAGTCAGAGTACGGGTGTGGACATCGAATGATGCAGTCTTGACTGCCTTGTGCTGCACTAGCAGGTTCTCGGTTGCAAGCAGTTTGGCGAGGTTGCCTTTGATCTCTTGGTTCATTGTCCTCGTGTGTATGCAGACATTATAAAACCCCTGACCTCGGTCAGAGGTTCAGGGGTGCCAGTTCCGAAACTGCACGTACAGCTTCACTTTCTGCAGTGACTGGTGGTCTCCAGTGTAAGTTTCCTGAGACAGAAACTCTAGGGTCATCACCTTGGTGTGGTCTAACACTGTGGTCTATTGATGCAGGGAAAACAATAATATCTCCAGCAGCAAAACTAAAGTTGATAGTATCATAAACATTACCATCCTCGTGGTTAAATTCTTTTAGAATTTGCCACTGCGAAAAAACATTTGGATTTCGTAATTGCAATCCTTCTGCATCTGTCAGATACCAAGTATAGACGAGATCAGCTCCAGGATGGCAATGAGCAACGTTCTCATTGTTTTTGCGGTTGATGTTTACCCAAGTGCTACCCATTCTAAATGCAGGTAGGTGTTGTGTCAAGAAACTCTTGATAGGAAGAATATAGGGGTCGTGATCTGCAGGTTCTGATTGCCAACCACCTCGGTTAGATCTGTTGACTCCTTCTGTGAGTTCTGATTTTTGCAACCAGTAAGTCAAAGCTCCTTCTGGAATATCAAGAGATGCTTTGAAAATAGGAGTAGCAAAAATAGGTAGATATTCAAACATTAGTCTTCCATACCTTCAAAAGCTTCAAGAATAGCATCCACCTCTTGAATATGCTCCACGTTGAAAACCATCTCCCCAAGGTTCTTGATGATGAAAGGACTCTCAGTGCGTGCAGCGAATGCAAGAGCTTCACGCAAATGTTTTTGTGCTTCCTGAAGAGAAGCTTTAACTTGTTCCGAAACCATTTTAGTCTGCTGTGATAGTGTTGGCGTCTTGTACTTCTAACTTGGAGAAGTTTTGAGGTTTAGTGAACTGAAGAACTCGATCAAACTTGTCAGTCAAGTTATCTCTATGCGAAATGACAAAAACGTTTGCGTTCTCATTGAACGTTCGTAGGATAAAGGATAACTCATCCGACCCTACTGTGTCAAGAGACCCATCAAAGATTTCATCTAGAATGAGGAGGTTAGTATCCACAGAATTCTTGAGCTTAGCGACAGAACGCCAAGTAAGCAGAAGACTGATATCAATACGAGCTTTCTCTCCTTCACTGAAGTTTTCATAACTAAATTCATCAATGTACCTAGATTTCAGGACCTCTTTAAATTCCTCATCAAGAGTAAAGTTACAGAAGAATTGAAGCCGATTCAAATATTGATTGATCAGCTTGTTCATCACAGGAAGATATTTTTTGATAATCCTCGTCTTGATGCCAGAGTCCTTAAGCAAAAGACCTGCGGTTGAATGCAGATCAAGTTGTTTCTTGGACTCTAACAGATCAGCGGTGACCTGTTTAAGAGATTCATTCATCTTGAGAAGTTTCTTAGCTTCATCTTTAATAGATGACTCATCACTCAAAAGATCTTTAATCTCT